CCGCTGTTCATTATTTTTCAGCACTGGAAGCCCTGGCTGTTTCTCACCTTCGTGATACTGCAACGTTTTATGGTATATTGCCATGTTATCCATCCACCTCTACTTTCCGGACCTTGTACCGGGTTCCAAAGCCCGGCATCGGTCCTTTTCTCGTTCTCCTGTACATTTCGTTTTTCCCGCGGTATTCCACCACCCTGACGGTATCCTCACTGACTCCCAGCCGCCTTGCTAATGCCGCTGCCGTATCCTCAATGACCAGCGGCAGCTCATACTCATCTGCGGTTACTGCCAGCCAGAAATACCGCTTTTGACCGGTCATGCGAATGGCAGCTCTTCGTCAAAATCTTCCGGAAGTGTCATAAATCCGTTCTCATCCACCGGCATCGGCTCCGGTCGTTCCTGGCTGCTCTCTTCCCGGTTTCTCTGTGCCGCCGCCATACGCATTTCCACAAATTCCTGATCCTCAACCACCACGTCTGTTGTATAGACCTTGTTGCCATCTCGGTTGGTATAGCTCCCGGTCTGGATGCGGCCGGTTATCACTACCTTCAAGCCCTGGCGGAAATACTTCTCCGCAAACTCTGCACTGCGGCCAAATGCCACACAGCTGATAAAATCAGCGGTCACATCACCTTCACGCTTGTAGCGTCTGTCAACTGCCAGCGTATAGCGTGCAATTGCCGTGTTACTCTCTCCGTTAGAATTACGCATCTCCGGGTTTCTGGTCAATCGTCCCATTAAAATCACTTTATTCATTCTGCATCCTCCAAATAATCGAATATCGTCTGCTGTCCCGGCATCGGTTTCTGTGCCTCTTCTTCTCTTTTTGCTTTCATGGCACACTGACAGCCATAGCCTCTTTCTACCGCTTCCTGACTTGTCAGCAGTCTCCCGCACCGTTTGCAGCGTCTTGCCTGTATTGTGAATACCTCGTCCCCGCTCATGGCATACACACCTGTGCATTGCAGTCACGGATCTGGATCTGTGTATTTGTGCAGGGCTTCCATTCTTGGATGTATTCCAAGGCTTCATAGTAGCGTTTCTTCGGCACGTTGTTGCGGGCGTTGACGTGGAAATAGTGTTTCAGGTCACGGTTGCACTCCGCGAATACTTTCTTGCCGATCTCGTTGTAGGCATTGCTGTGCTTGCCGCCCAGTGCGTCCAGGACTGCCTTGTTGACCTCATCGCCAAGAACGACCTGCTCCCCGTAGTCGATCGTCATGTGATTCTCCAGATCTGTCACACGGTTGTCAATCTTCACCAGCTTCTTATCATGCATCAGGATCGCTTTCATCTCTGGCGAATATTCGTCCATGTCATAGCTACCAGTCTTGCGGATCGCTGGCAACACTTCTGATGTCACCCAGCGTTTGAAACGCTTCGCTGATTCTAATTTGCTGCTGAGAATGAGTGAGTATAATCCTGACTCATTAATAATAGTCACCTTCTGATTTCCTCCAGGGGTCATCATTTTGGTGACCCCTTTGTCTTCTGGATCAACGTGATCAGAAACGGCATTTGCTAATGATTTCCCTTTTCCGTATCCTAACGCCTCAGCCACATCTTTTCCCACAAACCAGACTTCCCCATCTCTCATCACGGTTCTGATCTGCCCAAATTCTTCATTTTCAAAAATCTTCAGCTGTTCCATATTGCCTCCTTACTCGTTCAACGTTCTTTCCAGTGCGTCAAAATCATAGTCTCTTTGCGGAAATGCATTGAATGTATTCTTTACGGTTTTCTTTTCCTTCTTCTTGGCTGCTGGCTGCTTCTTGATTGGATAGAAGCTCTTCCAGCCGCTTACAGTCGCTTTTCTGACAATCGCCTCCATCTCCCTCGGATCCGTTGACAAATCCTTAAGATCCTCTTTCAACAGCTTCACCTGTTCTTCTGTGATCCTTGCACCTTCCTCTCTCCTGGTCTTCAGGAACAGCAGGAAGGCTTTGTTCAGGGAATCATCAGAAAAATAGGAATCCGGCGGAGCCGTATCTATATCTATATATTCTTTTTTCTTTTCCTTTCCTTTTGTGTTATTTTTCTCGGAATTATCCTCTTTTTTCTCGGAAAAATCGCTTTTTTTCTCAGAAGAATTTAAAGAAGGGTTCACTTTAATAAAGGTTTCGGTCTCTTCTTCCGAAAGAAGCCAGAACCTTTCGGCTGTGATCGGCGTTTTCGTGGCTCTGGCTTTCACCATCGCCTGATACCGCCTCTGTATCCCGGCAGAGGTCAAGACCTTGTCCGACTGGAAAAGTGTATCGTCAAACAGTGACCGTTCCAGCAAGAAGTTCAAGACCTGATTCACCTTGTTGCCATCCATGTTCAGGTCATCCGAGATGATGTATTCAAAATCATCATCAACCTGTAAGTAATACCCTGTCTTGTAGATCTCACATAAAAGATACAGGTACAAGACAATCCCATCCGCCCCATAGCGAGCTTTCAGGATCTTTATTTTTCTGTCTGAGAAGAAGTCTGCATCCATCCGGAAAAAGCGGTTCCCTTCCTGCTTCTTCCTTGCCATACCAGCCTCCTGTTTCTCTTTTTATGTATCGAGCTGCATCAGCGTAACGCTTAAATACGCTTCCTCTTTGTACGCCTTTGTGACGCTCAGTTTTATGATCTGTGTATCATCATGGTATGCGATGCCGTTCAGGGCATCCAGCACAACCTTTGCGATGTTGTCACTGTCCGGCTTCTTTGCCGGCCAGATCTTCCCTTCCAGCATCTCTGCCCTTTTCTTCTTCGAGATGCTCTTAGGCGGCTCAAAATACGCCAAGATATTAGCAGCTACATACGCATCATCCGAAAACCGTTTCTGTCCGTATTTCTGTTGGAAACAGGTCTTGATCAGGTTTTCGTACAGCACCGTCTTTTCAGGTGTTACGCTGCTCATTTTATCGCTCTTGCTGTTGTGGAATGTTCTCGCCCGGGCTTTGCCCTGCGGCTTGCCCGGTACGGTGAACGTGAATAACTTTGGTTCTTCGTTATTGTTCTGACTGTTCATTTTCTACTTCCTTATACTCCTGGTCGATGATGTTCGGGTCTTCCTGCTCGTTGACTACCTCGGACATATCGACGTTGATCTCGCTCTTGATACTCTCATCATTGTTCATCTGCATAACAAAATCTGTTTTCAGCGGTGCATATTTCAGGCACTTCTTAATGACCGTTTTCTTCGCCATCTCCTCATAGTTCGTTTTCCATGGACTGTAAGAACTGCCGAAACTCTGACTGAACCGTCTTGCATGGTTGTCAATGTCTTCTTTGCTCATAACCTCAAAACCAAAACCACCATTTTTTGATTTCCAGAGTGCATATACAAGGATCAGGTTTCCTCTGTCTTTCAATGCCGGTTTGTGCACCAGCTTCGGATCCAGTCCCAGTTCATACTGAAAATCATCATTTTCATATACACACTGTGCCTGCACGGTCTGGATGTTTTCGTTGCGATACACCATATCAATCAGCCCTTTGTAGCCGATCTGGAACTGACACTCTAATCTTCCCTTGTTTTTGTACGGGATCAGGTACGCCTGTCCAAGCGGTGTGTTCGGTTCCAGACCAAGCTGTGCTGCGTTCATCAGTGCCCCGAGGAAGGACATCTGCGAACACTCTGCAAGCTTTGGTGTGGTGTTCAGTGCGGATAATGCCATGCGTGTGAAACGCTCCGGTGTGATCACCTGCGGCAGAGCCTTTTTGATTTCCGGCTCCATTGCCTTGATCATGTCTGCAATGCTCATGTTTTTTGTCAGCTTCACTGCTTCATTCTTTCTGCTGGTCTTTTCTGCCAGTGCGTCTTTTACTGCCATCTTGCTTCCTCCTTATGCTCTCTCAGCTCTTTTTACGGTGAACCGTCTGCTTTCAGACTGTTTCAATACCTGTTTGTAGATTTCCGGGAAATCTGCTTTCAGCTGCTTCGAATCCACACGGTTCGCGGTCACGCTCTTCCAGGTGACGCGGTACAGATCCGATACTGCCATCTCTGCATCTTCCATATAAACCTTGATCTCCTGCTCAATCTGCTTCTTCTCTTTCTCCAGCTTCTCCTGAAGGTCGCTGATCTCTGCACGGCGTTCCAGTTTCTCGTCAAAATCAACCAGCGGGATCATCTTTTCCGGTTCGGAACTTCCATAATACTTCTGTAACAGCTCTTCCGCTGCCTTGCTTCCATCCGGTGCCGGCATCTTGTCTGCCTTGACATTGTTCTGCCAGAAATCGCTTTCAATGTCGATCAGCATCTGGATCGTTTCCTCATCGCGTTCGATCTTTCGCCAGATGAACTCCTTCCCAAGGACCACACATGCGATATACCAGGCATCCGCCCCGGTCACTGCCATGTAATGGTGACACTGGATCTCGTAGGATTCCGGGATATGCCCGTCTTTCCACTTGTCAGCTGAATAGGCAGACGCTGTCTTGCATTCCAGACCGGCATTCTCACCAACTACCAGGCGGTCAACGTTCGCCATCATGAAATCATGATCCGGATGCCCATAGATCGCATTGGCACGGCGTACCTTCTTGCCGGTCTCTTCCATAAACCGGCGGGCAACGTACTCCTCCAGGTCTCTTCCCTGTCTCATTGCCTCATTGTCTTCTTTTTCCCCTGCTTCTTTCTGCGTCTTATCCTGGAAGACAGCGATTGCAGAGCTATACGGATTCAATCCGCAGATGCTTCCGGCATCACTTCCACCAATGCCCAGTTTTCTGTATCGCAGCCATTCTTCATGGCTCATATCTACTGTCGAAATTAATTTATGTAATTTCACTTGATTTACCTCCTATGTTTGCTCTATAATGAGCTTGAAATGTTATTTTTGTGTCCCGGATCGCCTGCCAGCACCGGGACTTTTTCAATTATTACTTTTTCACCGGTTTTGATGTCCATAGCTACCAGCTCCTCTGCATTGTTCTTCACCGCTATGTACTGATCCGGGTTCAAACCAGCTCGTCTCATCAGCTTAATGCCCGCCGGGTCGCGTTCTTCGCTTACTCCGATCATTCTGATACCTCCTTGTCCTCAATCAGGCTATCCAGATACTTAGTGGCATCATGAAACATCAGTGCTTCGCCGAAGTCAATGCTGTCATCAGATGCTTCGATAATCTGTGAAAAATTGTAATCTCTTCTAGGAGCATAACCATTTTTCATCGCATGCACAAAAACAGCTGTCTTTCCGCTAATATTAGAAACGGAAATTTTGACATGATGTTTTCCCTGTTCATGGATCTTCAATACTCTATCCAGTAATACACCAATCCATTTTCTTCTCTCTTCTGCTGTCATTTTGTCCCCGCTTTCCATGCCAGCTGTTTCAACTGCTCATACAATTTGTTGAATGTCTCTTCTTCAATCCCTGAAAACGTAATGCCATCGCCTGTATATGTATCACCTACAAACAAAATGTTTCCCATGATTGGGGAGCCGTGTTTGTCGGTTTCGTACAGATAGCAGCCAATCGGGTTAAGCTGAAGTTTATTCTTGAGCAGAAACTCTTCGTCAACCAGCATAGCCACACACTTGCTGTTTTCACGTTTAACTTCTGTCGTATGCCCTAATTCGTTATACAGTCGTCTTGGCATGACGTGCTCAATCATCTCGCATCCGTTCCCGATCAGCTCACAGAGCTGTCTATTCTGCTCTCTTATCGTTCCCTGTGGGAAATCATGCACGGTCACTTCCAGATCCGTACTAACCTTAATAATCTTGCTCATTCTGCTTCCTCCTTGCTCACCAACATCAGCACACGGATCAGTACCGCACACCATACGGTAATTGCTGTGCCGATAATGTCTCTTTCGCAGATCGTGCTGTACTTTGTCAGCCACCAGAAGACAAACGCTGCGGCGGCTGTGGCTACGATCGGGGCAATCGCACCAGCTCCTGTTGTTTCTTCCGTTACTTCTGTTACTTCTGTTTCTCTTCTTTTCATTGCTTTTTATCTCCCTTCAATCAGTGCTTTCATCAAAAGATGCTCGTCGATCTTCAATGTGTCTTTCAAGATTAACAGTTCTCCGATTGTCATGGTCTCCGGCTTCTGTCTTCGCTTATACAGCGTACTTTTATTGATGCCGGTTTTGACTGAAAGCTCTTTTACTTTGATTTTGTTTCTTGACATTCCGCCGTCAACGGCTTCTCTCAGAAAATCAAGACGCTCGTCTGTTTTGGGCTGACAAAAATTGCTTTTTGGCATCTTATCACCTCACTTTTTCGTTTCTCTACCCCGCTTTCTGCTCTTCGAGAGTGTCTCTGGCTCTCAGAATCTCTGCGTTGCTTCTGATGATTGCCAGGCTTTCTTTGTCCAGCTTTTTCAGAATCGTAACTGTTTCCTGCAACAGCTTCTTTTTCGTTTCTCTCATTCGATTCTCTCCTTTCTGTATTGGCTTGCCATCATCGGCGACCACGTTGCCATCGTGATCGGACGGGGACTCTGCCCCGTTTCGGCTGTTTTATTTTTATTTGTTCTCTCGAATATCTTTGATCGAACCTTCGATGTATGTTCTTCCTTTCAATCTTTCGAGCGGTGCGAGTGCTTTCTCAATCTCTTTAATCGCTACTCCACTTTCTCCTGTTTGAATCAATCTCTCAGCAACATCATCCATTAATGTAATGTCGATGCATGTTTCTCCGATAGCTTTTCTTTTATCTGTAATAACCTGTGTGTCATATGTAATTGTGATTGTTTTCATTTTATTTACCTCCTGCGTTTTGCTATTTCGTTGACCTTGGTTACATTATACTTTCCCCCGGTTACTTTGTCAATACTTTTTTGTTGCCTTTGGTTACTTTTTTTGTTGACTTTTTGTTCGTGCGGTGTTATTCTAAGATCAGAAAATAGAATGAAGGGAGGCGAATGAATGACGCAAGGTGAGCGTGTCAAAGAAATCCGAAAGAGCTTAGAAATGACAATGGAGCAATTCGGCAGTCGACTCGGAGTTACTAAAGTAGCAATCTCCAGAATCGAAAAAGGAGAACGCAATCTCACAGAACAAATGAGCCGAGCGATATGCCGTGAATTCAATGTCAGTGAAGAATGGCTGAAAACAGGTGATGGAGAGATGTATCAGCAACTCTCAGAAGATGAGGAAATAGCTGGTATTGTTTCAGATCTGTTAGAAGAAGGAAAAGACAACGCTTTTTACAGTATAATTTTGGAGATAGTCAAAACGTACAGCGAACTATCTCCCGCATCACAGAAGGTACTTATGGAAGCGGCTGAGAAACTGGCTGACAATTTGGCAAAAAAGAAAAGGGACTAACGTCCCTCTCTTCTGTCAAAGTGCTTCTTAATGATTATGTAAACCTGTTTCAAAAAGGTTTCATCAGAAGCGTTCAGTTTGTTAATCAGTTTTATAATCTCGTTTTTGTAGTCCATCTTATGTACCTCCCGATCACATTTTTTTCAAACATTTGTTCGAATTTTCTTAATTTCATATTATCACAGAAATATTTGTGATGCAACTGTTTTCGAACATTTGTTTTAGCAAAATTTTCCTTTCATCTTAACAAACGTTTCAGGAGGAAAAAAGTTGTGCCTTGTCCGGAATCCCGGACGCTTTTTGAAAATCACTTATACTCAGACTCGTACAAGTCAGAAATCGTGGTTTTCAGCCCTGCTGCCAACTGTTCCATAGTTGCCAGTGTAGGGCATACCTGACCGGTCACTATGTCACCGATCGTAGACCGGGGAACGCCGGTCATAATTGCCGCTTGCCGGATTGACAGGTGGTGCTGTTCTAAGAATTGAGATAATAATATTTTCATGGTGTTATTATCTCTGGAAAAAGGAAAAAGTATTCAAAGGAGAAAGTGAAATATGAAAAAGAAGGTTTTAATCTTATTATGTGTGTTTTCCTGCTGTAACTTAGTAGGATGTAACGTAGACTCAGAGCTATTATTTGGTTCTGAAGCTCAGCAAGAAACAGAAAAATCAACTCCTGAAGCCGCTACGGAGGCTAGTACCGAATATTATGAATCTTTAACGTTCCGTTCAAAATTAGGCAAGCGAATCAAAGACAACATAGAAGAACATTCCCCTTGGGAAACTGCCAATACAGAAGTTGATAAAGTGGTTGTACATTCTTCCAGAAAGAATCCTCAAAATCCATTTTCTATAAATATTGATCTTGTTTACCACGGTGGTTTTACGTTTGGACAAGAAGTTAGAATTGCATTCAACGCTATCAAAGAAGAATTATCTGATATTGATGAAAAGGCCGAAAGCATTCACATCAAAACTGCATATTTTAACGATGCTTCTAAATTTATTATGGCTACAACGACTGATTTTGGAGAAACTTGGCATTATGTACGCACCACGGATGGAATCACCGATACAGAATTCGGTTTAAGTCTTGATGAACTTGAATCTTTTGACGAGGTTCGCTTAGACGATAAAACAAGTGCTGATTCTGAAACAGAAGCAGATTTTTTAAATAACCTTCCTCTTGCTAGTTACGAAGACATTGCTGCCGGGAAATATACCGGTCAAGATGTATGTGTTGACGTTGTGATCGATAAAAAGATAGACCGCAATTATTCAGACGGTGATTCTTGCTCTTTCTCCTGTTGGATAAAAGGAAATGATGGATATTTTTATTCTCCGTCTTACATGCACGATGTCGATGATTCCGAAGCAAGTAAAGGATTCATGGAAGCAGAAAACGGTGATGTTGTCCGCTATGCAACAACTATATACAGTGATAATTCCTTCGGAACTTCTACCATTTTAGCTTCAGAAATTATTGGAAAAGAAGATTTACAAAGCGTATATGATACATACAAATCCAGTCTAAATGAATTCGACTATGAATCTGCAGAACGAAATCCAGACGAATACAAAGATAAATACTACAAGATTTCTGGACGAATTGTGCAAATAATAGACGAATCCGATTATTCTGCTGATTATCTCTTGTCTACTGATCAAGGATATATTTATCTCACAAATCCTGATGACAAAGAAGCTCGCGGAGCAAGATTATTAGAAAATGATAATGTAACTGTGTATGGAGATTTTACAGGATTAACAACCTATTCGTATTTAAGTGATAAACAATACATCCCAGAATTCTTTTCCGCTATCATTGAGTTGAATTAGTTGTTAAAGGAGAGCAAGCCATGAAACTGACATCCGGTTTTAATTTTGAAAATTATGAAATTACAGATTATTTGGGATTCTGTTCAGGAGAATATGCTTTAAATACAAAGTTTCTTTCTGACTTTAATCTTTTGTCTTCGTACTCTGAAAAACTTGAAGAGGCTCAGAAAAACGCTCTCGATATCTTGATCAACAACGCCAAGCAAATGGGAGCCGATGCAATTATCGGACTTGACATCGACTATACCACTGATGATCATGATATTATGGGCGTAATCGCAAATGGCACTGCTGTAACAATACAGAGCACTTTGAAAGAACCTGCTGTTCCTGTAAAAATAAATGTTATCAATTATAACCCTGATTTGGAATTTAGGGTATCGTCCTTGACAATATTGCCAGATGTCGAAAAACCTACGGTGACTGCAACATTATTCGGAAAAGCATCTGAAAATATTACTGGCGTTCTCGCTGATATTTTTCTTGCTGATATCTTCGATGAATTGCACCCAGTACACTGCACAGGTTTTTCACGTTTTGATGCTGCACCAAATTTTACTACTTCCATCAGTACATCTGTCCCTTGCAATTTAGAACTGGATATACTTCCGTTAATCAAGTACGCTAAGGTAGTCATTAAAAAATACATATCTGGAAACACTGTCATAACAGCTTCGGATAATGATGGACTTCTGGATATCGAGCCAGAGGATATTTCTGAAAATAGCAACAACAATATTTTCTCTAACTACAAATTGCAGTTAGATGAATATATGGATTCTGTATGCCACATGAACTCTGCCACTGAGATATTGCATTATACAAAAAACCTTATTGAAGAAAATCATGATTTTATACAGGCCGACTTAATACAATTAATTTCTTCTTGTGCAAGTCTTGAGCGTATGTATGGAAATTGTAAAAACGATTGCATTGAAAAAATCAAAACTTATTTTGATAGTATCTAAAAACAATTAAACAAAAAAATCCGCCCCAGTGTTACCAGCACCGAAGCGGATCAGTGAATCTATACAGGTCTGGAGACCGGTATGATCATCTCTAAGCAAGCTGATTATACCACAATCCTCCAGCACCTGTACAGGTGTATTTTTTATACCCATTTTACGAACAGGAGGATGATATTATGCCAACCGCAAAAAAATTACCGTCAGGTTCATGGCGGTGTCTTGCATATAGCCATACCGAAAAGATATTCGATGAAAAATCCGGAATCTGGAAAAATAAGCGGATCTATGAATCTTTCACTTCCGATGATCCGACCAAAAGAGGGAAGCACGAAGCAGAATTGGCAGCTAACCAGTTTCTTCTCACTAAACGTAAGGATAAGCAAAGCACTATAAATATTACACTATCGGAAGCGATCGAGCGTTATATTGAGAAATCTGACAGTGCATTATCCGGCACTACGATGCAGGGCTACCGCAAAGATCAATACGATTCTTACAAACCACTTTTTGACACCCGACTGCGTGATATAACATCTGATGATCTGCAAGATGCTGTTAATCGCGACTGCAAGCGTCTGTCAAAAAGAAACAAGAAAAACCCGAAGCCTATATCTCCAAAAACAGTAAAAAATACCTACGGCTTTATTTCCGCTGCCATCCATTCCTGTATGCCAGACGCATCTTATTGCGTAAAGCTTCCAACTGTGCCCCAAAAGGTGAAAGAATTGATCCCACCACAAACAATTCTGGAGATCATAAAAGGAACAGATATTGAACTTCCGTGCTTACTTGCCATGTGGTTGAGTTTTTCCATGAGTGAAATTCGAGGAATCAAATATAAAGACATTGAAGACGGCTATCTGCGAATTGACCGGGTGGTGGTAGACATTAATGGCGAGGCTTCTGTGAAAGAATCTGGAAAAGCAGCCAAACGTCTGCGAAAACACCGCATCCCTCCATACATAATGGAATTGATACCAAAAGGTGATCCAGACGATTATCTCATCGCTCAAAGCGGTCATGCTATCTATATGAAGTGGTCAATGCTTCTGAAAAAGAATCATCTCCCGCACATGACATTTCACGATCTGCGACATGAAAATGCATCTATCATGCATATGCTGAACATCCCGGATAAATATGCCATGGAACGTGGCGGCTGGAAAACAGACAAGGTTATGAAACAAATCTATACACATACCTTTTCAGATGGTCGTATCAAAGCAGATGATACAATCGACAGATACTTTGAAAATTTACTCGAAAATGATCCTGTAGATATTGACCAGAAGAAATATAAAGCCTGGCTTCTTCTGTACGAAAAAGAGGATTCTGAACAGAGCAAAATAGAATTTTTAGCATTTATGCAACACGAAATGCAACACGAAAAGAAAAAAGCCCGATAA